AAAACGGCAGGTAACACTGTATTGCCAAAAGTGGGGCTGACATCTATATTTTCAACATTCTGCATCTATTTAACTTTTGTGGTTTAATCAACATTTGTGGTACTATGCCCCACCTTCGGCAATACTTTTACGTTATCGGCAACTGCTACCGACACGTTCAAAATGAAATTTCCCATCCCATAAAATGTGCTTAATTGAACCCATATTTATTGCTACTTGCATTTTAGTTTTGCTTTTGAATAAGTATTCAAGCTTCTCATTAAGCATTTTGTGTAGTTGATTTCTATAGCCTTCCAAATCAGTATGGCATTTGTAATTATTACAATCCTTGCAACTTGGATTTAGGTTGTATAAATCATTTGTGCCTCCAAATATTTGTGGTTTTATATGGTCAACATTCCAACCCTTTACTAAATCAACTCCACAATAAGCACACTTGCCACCGCATTTATCAAATACTATTGCTCGGATTTTAGCTTTGGATAACTTAACCGCAGCAGCCGATAACACGGGTTTGGCAAAAAAGCCGTTTTGTTCTTCGTTTGACATATTGTTCTAATTTTTAAGTTTTGTTCTTCGATTTAACTTTTCGTTTCGGCTTCTTCGCCAAGCCTGAAACCGTTACCTATCCTTACTTATTAACTTATCAAAAGCATTCTCTCTATTTAAAAAGTTAACCGCATTGATTGAATCGTTTTGCTTTTCTATGGCTTCGATTATGCGGGTTTCGGAATCATTAATTCTTTGCTTTGTTGCGTATGATAATAAAATCATACAAATCACTAATAATAAAAATCTAAATGCTTCCATGTTTTAAGGTTTTAAGTTTTTGTTTTTAATGTTACACAATCGGAAACCATCTTTTTTAGCCAAAGCAATTCTATTCTTTGAAACTAATTTTGAAGTCTTTCCGTTTACCATCCAAACTGAACCGTTTTTAATTAGTTCAGATTCCACTTCTTTTGCCGTTAAAAGCACTTTTTTTGCCTTTTCTACTTGCGTTTTGCTATTAGCTTGTGGGATTGAATTTAATATCAAACTATCAATAGTAATGTCTTTTTGATGAATCAAATCTTTTCTCATGATTAAATAAAAATTCTTAAAAATTGAACAAAAAAGTAAACAAAACCCCAAATGATAAAAAGCCTATCAAAATTAGCTTTTACGAAAAATAGTAATATTTTAAGATTTGTTTTCATTACATTAAAGTTTTACCAAATTTACACAAATACACTTGTTGTCATAATCTCGAATTACTAATTCAATTTCAAAGCAAATACGCATCCAAATTAATAATTCACCCTTTACCGGAATTTCATCCAATTTAAGGCGTTCTAAGAATAAAACTCCTTCATCAGTTTGAAATAGTACTTTTATTGTTTCTTTACCTCTTAAAACGTCTTTTAAACGCTCGTTTTGTTCATTTTGATGTATTGTTTGAATATGCTTTTGATATTCACTCAAAGCCTTTTTTTGTTTTTCTGTTAATTGTTCCATGATTTTTATTTTTAAAATTATTGTTTGAAAGTGTAAATATAAACATAAATATTTCATATAAACAAATTATTTTCATACTTTTTTTTCAAACAACAAAAAACCCACCTATTAAAGTGGGTTTTACATCAGAACGGCAATCCATCTCCATCGTCATCCTCTTCCATTTTGGCTACATCTTCGGGTGTAGCCTCTCGCATTTTATTAACTGGTTCCCAAATGCGTCCGTTTCCTAAATAGGTTCTCATTATCTTTTCACCTCCTTTTGAACGCTCAACTTCATCTTTTGATAATGCAACTGATACACTAAAATCATTATCATATTTATCTTTTTCATCATTATCCCACGTTTCAAGCATCAAATACTTTTTGCCGTTTTCGTGAATTAAAATTTTCTCTTTTGGTATGTCAGTCAAACATATTGACATCGTACGTCTTTTACCTTGCTTTGCCATAATTTACGCTTTTAAAATTTTATTTAATATTCCTTCTAATGCTTTTGGATTTTTTTCTTTTGCTGCCAAACATTGTGCAATTAAATTTTTATCAATTAAATTGTTTGACATGATCGCTTTCAAATTTTCACACAAAGTCAAATAAAAAACATCCGTTCCCTCTGGAGTTGCTTTCCAAATAGCATCGTAATTTTTTACTTCTTTGTCTAACATTGGATAAATAGCTTTTAAATGAGCTTTCATCTTTTGATTTTTCATTGGATTGTTTTTCAAATTCAAATCGTCCAATATCTCTATTGACCTTTGAAATAAAATCCACAATTCAATAATCATTAATCCCGTTTTTTCGCTTTCGTTCATTGTTTAAAATAGTTTTAGTTGTTTTGGTTTTTGCCATTCCGCAAGTCCAGTAGATAAATCAATCATATCGTTAAAAACTGAATCCATTACCCAGTGACCACATTTAAAATGATATTTGTAACCTACTTTCTTTTTTAGTTCAAAAATTCTTTTGTTGTTCGGTTCTGGATATTTAAAGAATTTACCCTTTTTCATTTGATAATCGATTTAAACTATATCCGTTTTCCTTTGCCCATATTGGATTTTCTTCTACAAATTTGTGACCCTCCCTACTTAATGCAACCCAGTAAGTCGTATCTAAAAGCAAATCCCCTATGCGTCCTTTTTTGTGGTGAATGTCCGTTGTCTGCTTTCCAGTAATAGGGCATTTTTGATTTTCTGGTTTAGACAAAAACTCTATTCTTAAAACTTGATATTTTAAATTTTCAATTTTTCGCTTGTCAGAAACTTTTTTAATCGGTTTACAATCTTTTAATTTTAGATTTACTGGTTTTGAGTATTTTCGTTTACAATCGTAACTGCAATAGGAATTTAGACTATTATACTGCCTAAATTCCGTACCGCATTTACATTTTTTCATTCGAAAGTTTTCCACAACTAAACCGCTTTTAAAGTAGCTTTAGAATTATTTAAACCGCTTTCATCTGAATCAAATAAACTATTGCCTCTTTTGCCTAAATAAACAAAATTAAAAGCTTCTTTTTTCAATGTTTCACACGCAGTTGATAAATAGTCGTTAAATTCTTCATCCCTTTCAGAATCAAACAAATCAATTTTAGGAGTTGAAGAAATTGAAATTGATTCATTTTCACAATTCAAACTTCCTTTAATTTTTATGTGTTCTAAATCTCCACTTCCAAAAAAAGAAACTTTTTTAACCTCACATCGTTCATATTCATCTAAACAACCATTAACGGCTAATCTCAAAGATTCTTCATTTTTTCGGTTGTGTTCACGTGCAAACTCCCATCCCGATGTTAAACCCAAAGAAACTGCCATGGCTTTTTTAAAATCTGAAATACTAACTAACATTTCATCATGTGGAATAGAGTCGCTTTCAACAGTCAATAAATCATTTCTTTTTGTCAAATCATACCATTGTATGGTTAATCTGTTTTTTAAATCTACTGCAATAGATTCAAGTCCAAAATTTTTGTAATCAATTGGTTTCATAAAATATATTTAAAAATTAATAATCACTTAAAAAATAAATCCAGTTTCACTTGCTCCGATTTCACACGCCCGTAAAATCTAAAAATTAAAAAGTTACCCTCGTTTTTGTATTTAAAGTTAATCGAATCAATGTACTTTGTCGAATCATCATCTAAAACATTCATTGAAATAATATCGTTTCCTTTTTTATTTGCGTTTAACGTTTGACGTGAACTTGGAGTTTTTAAAACATCCAAAAGCAATTTACACCAAAAGTAAGCAACGTTATCCAAATCAATATCTTTTGTACGTCTTACTTCTATTTCTATATTTAGCTTTTCCAATTCTGGCAAATATCCAATTTTATCAACTAAAAATCGTTTACAGTCATTCGTTATTTTTTTGATAACCATAAAATGAACGTTTTGAATGTAGAACAAATTAGCAGTTAAATAGTGCTTATCATAAACATCATGACCGGCTAATTTACTTTTATTGACTTTTTTTACATTGTAATACGTTGGAGGGTCTTGAATGATAACCTCTTTTATTAACTCTAAATCGTTCATAGTCGAAATCCTAGTTTAATTAGTTCGTATTTTTCTACTGTATCAAAATGATAATCTTTTTTTATTTTTTTGTAGCAATCAGTTTCAAACATTTTTTCATTTACACCATTGAAAATAAAATAGGTGTTTTCTTTGTGTAAACTTGCAACAACTTGAACTTCTATTTCGCTTGGTTTATACAAATTTATGACATTACAAACTTGTGAACGTTTTAAACCGAATTTTTGCCCTATATTTTCCAATGTATATTCAGGATTTTGTATAAAAAATTCGTAAATATCAGTATTTCGTTCATGTAGTTGACTACTCATTTTTTTTCGTTTTTACTTTCAAATTCTTTCAATTTATTATACCAAAAAATACAAGTTTTATTGATAGCTTCATTTATCGTATCTTTTGTTAAAGGTGTTTTGTAACGTGTTAAAATTCCGTTGTTATCCACCTCTACATACATTTTCATTGAAACATGAACTGGATAAACCTTTATTCCTTTTTGATGAATGTATGTTAGTTGATCACTACTTGCTGTTACTATTGATGTACTCGATTTCTTTTTTGGCACTTTCCAATTCAGATTTTAATTTATTAATTTCTTTTTGATGCTCTAAACTTAAAACACGCAAATCACTTTTTAACTTTTCATTTGTTTTAACCTCAGAAACGTATTTAGCTACTGCTGACTTATTCAAAATCTCTAATTGAGTGCAATAGTTGTTTATCCTGAGTAATGCTGTTAAAAGGTCTAAAAATTGCTTTTTATTTTCTGGTTTTGATTTTTCGCTCCACTCTTGTAATTTTTCAGATATAAAAAGCATATCGCTTGCGTTTTTATCCTCTAACAACCACTGAGCCGTATCTGCATACTCAAATCTTTGACGTTCCTTTTCTAAAACTTTTGAAAGTAATTTTAAATAATCATTTTCTTTTTGAGTTTCTGCTTTTCGCTTTTCGTTCAAATCATTCATAAATTATTTTTTTAAAATGGAACATCGTCATCGTCATTCTCGCTATTTGGCAAATCTAAACTCAGTCCAATAGGTTTAAAATACTCTTGTTGTGCATATCGTTTTTGACCGTCAATTTCAGCGTAAAACCTTGCCTTTGAAACATCAAAAAACATTTTTACAATTCCGTTTTTAGCAACTGATTTCGGTTTTGATTTGTTAATAATAACCTCAACTTCATTATCAGTCCTATCAACTCTATGAACGGTTATCATTACTTTTCCGTTGTCGTACCATGCCGTACCACCTTTTAAATCATAAGGAGTTGCTGCAATACGTAAACCGTTTTTATCTTTTTCAGTTTTCAAAGGGTGTATGATTGTGTGAAAATGAATTTTATGTTCTTCTGCCATTGCATTACGATACGATAAAACATCGTCCAGATATTTGTCGTCCCGGCTAAACGTTTCGCCAGTTATCCCGGTTCCATGTTTTAAATCTTTCCAACTGTCAATCGTTGCGGTGTGTAATTTACCGGAATTTTGTTTTTTAACCTCAACTGACAAATCCCAAAATTGATACGGTGTAATTTTAGCTTTTAAATCCGTTTTATGAACGATTTTAAAATGATCCAATATCCACGGCAACCATTTATAAATTTCAGCTTCATTAATTAAATTATGCTTAAATCTTTTATCAAATGTTTTACCGGTTAATTTATGCATTAAAATAGCTAAAACCTCGTTTTTGTCTCCAACGTCCGGCACGTACACCAAATGAACCCATCCGTAATATTGAGATGTATTTAAAAGCAATTCCAAAAGAAATTCAGATTTTCCAGAACCACCAGAACCAGTCCAATCAGTACATCCACCAAGCGACATTGTATAGTGTTCATGTAACAACGGAAACCCTAAATACTGCCCTCGCATTGCTCCTTTGTTGAGGTATTCAATTATCGATACATTGACATCGTTATTGTCTAATATTTTGAATCCGTTAATCATTTCTTTTTAGTGGTTAATGTGACCGTTTTTTTTGATTTGTTCACATCTTGGTTTTTGATGTGGCATAGCGAAGTATTTTTCAAATTTTTCTTGCCGTGAAATAAATTCTAAAGTTAAATGTTTAAAATCATTTTCTTCATGAAATTTGTCATTTGAAGCATTATCGATTACTTTTTTAATATCAGCTTTTGTATAAGTTAATTTAAGTAATCTTTTAAATTGACGTTTACATTTGTCATTTACTACTTTCATTTGTTTACCAAAAGCATAGTTATAATACTTCATTAAACCATCAAAATCAATTTCGTTTTTATTATTTTCTTCTTTATTACTATTAGTATTATATTGTGTCGGGTTTTCAGTAAACGGGTTTCCCGTTTCTGGATTATCCGTTTCTGGCAAATCCGTTTGTGGATTAAAGTCGCTATTTATAGGCTCTTCAAAAAAAACGTATTCAGTTTTGATTATTTTACCTAATGAATCTCTTACTTTAGTTTTTTTGCAATAACCAAAGGTTTCAAGTTCTTTGATTGAACCGTAAATTGATTCTTTACCCTCTTTACAAATTGAAGTAATTCCAGCTATTGAAAAATCCCATTGACCAGATAAACTCATCAATAAAGAGTACATTCCTTTTGTTTTTAATGAAATTTCTTTGTTTCTGAAAATTGTATTTTTGACAACTACAAAATCTTTATTTTTTTCAACTCTTACAATTTCCATGACTATTTCATTTTAGATTGAACGTGAAGTAAAACACCAATAAAGCTACTTAAATCCTTTTTTTCTCTGAATGTAAAAGAAGCTTTTAAAACTTCATTTTTAGGCATTTCATCCTCTTTGTACTCTTCAATAATTTCAACTGTTGCTGATGTAAATTTTTCATTCGTTCTTTCAATCACAGTTATTTTGTGATTACAACCAAAAGAATCCATTTTTTCTAAAACGTGTTTCATAACTTAAATTAATTAAAAATTAAAA